AAAGAACCTTACAAGTCTTTAGATTATGCCATGGAATTTGAAAATATAGAAGCCTCAGTAATAGCTTCACCGTCTGTAGGATCACCTTTGTGTGATAAAATTGCAGATTATATCGAAAGTAAAATTGGTCTAAAGTCCCATAGATTATGCCACAAACACCATTTACAACACGCCAGTTTAGCATACTTTAATAGTGGTTTTGATGAGTGTTTAACATTTGTTATAGATAGGCAAGGTTCAGAAATTAATGGTAGAAGAGAAGCTGAAACAATTTTTCATTGTAAAGGTCCTGATATATTTGATCCTTTATTTAAGACTTATTGGCGAACTGATACAGCTGACCAGCATGAGGACGTTCATACTGAAGGATCAATATCAATACAATTATCAAATGTAGGTACAACAAAAATATATGAAAGTGCTACAACTTTAATTGGTCAACATGGTTTAGAAAACGGAAAAACAATGGGTCTATCTGCTTATGGAAAACCAAATAATGAGTTTCAGGAGTTTTACAATTCTGATTTAATACCAAGTGTAAATTTATTTGGCCATAAAGATGATGAAGAAAAACATACTTATTATAAACCATATAAAGATAAAGAAACTAAAGAAGTAACAAAAGATAACTTTCAATTTTATGCTGATTATGCCTATCAAGTACAGAAACAAACACAAGAGAATATAAAAGAAGTAATAAGAGATTTTGTAGATTTTACACAAATTAAAAAAGTTTGTATAACAGGTGGCTATGGTTTAAATGTTGTTACAAATGGCTATCTAACAAAAGAAATGCCAGACGTAGAATTTTATTTTGAACCTTTAGCTGATGATAGTGGTAATAGTATAGGTGGTGCAATGTATCATTACAGATTAGTTACAGGTATGAATCATGTATTACCATTAGAGCATACATTTTTTCACCATAAAAAAGAAACATTAAAAGATGTGGGCACAGATATTACTAATAAAGATATTGCCAAACTTTTATCTGAACAAAAGATTGTAGCTGTGTTTAATGGTTTAGCTGAGGGTGGTCCTAGAGCATTAGGTAATCGTTCTATTCTTTTTGACGCTAGAAACAAAGACGCAAAAGATATTGTTAACTCAGTAAAGAATAGAGAATGGTATAGACCATTTGCTTGTTCAGTTTTAGAAGAAAAGGCAAAAGATTATTTTGATATGTATCATTTAAAAAAATCACCGTTTATGACAATATCTTTTTCATGTATAAGTAATAAGATACCGGGTGTAACTCATGTGGACAATTCATGCAGAATACAAACTGTAAATGAAGATATACCACACTTGTATGATATATTAAAAGAGTTTGATGACATAACAGATTGTCCTGTCTTATTAAATACAAGTTTTAATTTAGCAGGTGATCCTCTAATAGAAACGCAACAAGAAGCTATAGATACTTTTAATAATAGTAAAATAGATGTGTTGTATTTTCCAGAATTAGGAAAGGCATTAATAAAATGAAGTTAACAATTGTAGGTGGTGGCACATCAGGACTTATTACAGGTCTTATGCTTAAAAAAAGATTTACAGATACTATTGATATTCAAGTTATTAAGTCAGATAAAATAGGTGTCATTGGTGTAGGAGAAGGATCTACTGAACATTGGAATATGTTTGCTAATTATATGGGCATTGACAGATTTGAAGTCATAAAAGAAACAGGCGCCGTATTTAAAGTTGGTGTTAAGTATGAGGGTTGGATGAAAAATGACTTTATGCATAACGTTGATGGTCAAATAATGGATATGGTACATGGTCAATATAGATTAGGTTACGGTACATTAATCAATGATAATAGAACAAATAAAGATTATATTCATAAGAATTTTTGGTCAGACAATTTAAATCATTCTTTTGTACCTTATCAGATGAATTTTAACGCAGCTGAATTAAACAAATATCTCTTAAAATTGTGTGATAGATTTAATATCAAACTAATTACAGACGAAATAAAAGATGTCAATATGAATGAAGATGGTTCTATAAAGTCTTTAACAGGTAAAATAGAATATGAATCAGACTTCTTTATTGATTCCACAGGATTTAAAAAACTATTAATATCTAAGTTAGGTGCAAAATGGCAAAGTTATTCTGATTATATTTTAATGAATGAAGCTATTGCTTTTCCAACCGAAGATACAGAAAAGTATCCTTTATATACACACATAAGAGCTATGGATGCTGGTTGGACTTGGAGTATACCTGTATGGGGTCGTTGGGGAAATGGTTATACATTTAATAATAACTTTATAAATGCTGACAAAGCACAAGAAGAAGTCGAAAAAAAATTTGGTAAGAAGATTAATATATTTAAAAATATAAAGTTTGAATCTGGTAGATTAGATAAAGTATGGATAAAAAATTGTGTCGCTGTAGGATTAAGTGCTAGTTTTATAGAACCATTAGAAGCTTCTGCCATTGCAACTAGTATTCAACAAGGTTTTTTACTAAATCACCATTTAACAAATTATAATGAAAATACAATAAAGGTTTATAATGATAAAGTAAATACTATAAATCAAAACATATTAGAGTTTATTTGTTTATGTTATCTAGTAGATAAAAATGATACTGATTTTTGGAAACAAGAATTTAAAATGCCAGATACATTACAATTTAAATTAGATATATGGAAAAACAAGTTACCTATATTTGAACACTTTGATAGTAAATATCTTTTGTTTAATGAAAGTAATTTTATTGTAGCATTACACGGTAGAAATCTTTTAAATGTAGAGAATATTAAAAAAGAATACATGACTTTACCAGAAAGTTTAAGAAAAAACGCTTATAATAATATAGTAGATATTATGGTTGAAAGACAAGAAGCTGAGGACTTTGACCATAAAGAATTAATATCAAAAATTAGGCAAGGCGATGATGGTGTCGAGTGGTTAAAATACAATCAAATTGATACCTAAATAGTAATATGGCTATAGAAGATAAAGTAAATGAAATTTTAGGTTTAGAACCTGCTAAAACTCCTAAGAAGTTTGAAGCACCTGTGGTGAGAACCGAAGAAAAAGATAAAGAAGATGTGGATAATGACCACAAGAATAGTAGAGAATATTATTATGATCTTATTGAAAAGGGACAGGAGGCAATAGAAGGTATTTTAAGTGTTGCAAAAGAGGGTGAACATCCTAGAGCTTATGAAGTTGCATTAGCAGGTATTAAGAATGTTGCAGATACGGTAGATAAACTACAAGACTTAAATAAAAAATTAAAAGATTTAAAAGAATTGCCTAAATCTGCCAATGCAAATATTAAAAATGCATTGTTTGTTGGTTCTACAGCTGACTTACAAAAGATGTTGAAAAAAGATGAAGTTATTGAAAGCAAAGACATTACACCCAAAAAAGAAGATATTTAATATTACAGATTTATATTATGTTAAACATGGTTTAGCATTAAAAGAGATATTAGATGGTGAAGAGATGATTGATCCTATAGAAATAATAAAACATCAAAAAAGTGAAGTGCCTAGAATGGGTGCAAATGGTGTTAAGTATATCGAAAAAGACTATTCAGTACTAAGAGGCAGTCGTAGAATTACAGCTGCATTACAATTAGGTTACACACATATAGAAGGTATTATAACAAATGATTGAACATGAACTACCGTACTCATCTTTAATAGGTGCATGGCATATACCTAATCATGTATGCGATGATTTAATTGATCTATATAAAACCTCTGATAGTAAAGATAAAAAACCAGGTAAAACTTTTAATCCTGAAAGCAAGGGTAAGATGTCAACAGACTTGACGATAAATTTAGAGAAATCAAATCATCCTACTATTAAAAATTATTTTATTTATTTACAGAAAAGTTTAGAAAAGTATATAGAGAAATATCCTATGGTTAATACATTAGAAGCCTTTGATTTAAATGAACCTTTTAATATTCAACATTATAAACCAAATGAAGGATTTTTTGAAGAACATTTTGAACATTGTGGTAGTTGGCCGTTATCAAGGAGATGTTTAGCATTTATGACTTACTTAAATGATGTGCCAAAAGGTGGCACAGTTTTTACACATCAACAATTAACCACACCTGCTAAAAAAGGATTAACTTTAATATGGCCTGCTTTCTTTACACATCCTCATAAAGGTCAAATTACAGATACAGAAAAATATATTATTACAGGTTGGTATTCTTTTAATGATGGCGATAAACTAAGAGGTATATTATAATGTCAGACGCATACTTAGGTAATCCAAATCTAAAAAAAGTAAATACACCTATAGAATTTACAAAAGAAAATTTATTAGAATATAAAAAGTGTGAAAAAGATCCTCTATATTTTATGGAAAAATATGTACAGGTTGTATCACTTGACGAAGGTCTTGTACCTTTTAAAATGTGGGACTTTCAGAAACATATTGTAAGAACAATACATGATAATAGATTTACAATATGTAAACTACCAAGACAATCAGGTAAATCAACTACAACTATTTCATATCTATTACATTATGCATTGTTCAATCCAAACTCTAACATTGCCATACTTGCAAACAAATCATCAACTGCTAGAGATATATTAGGTAGATTGCAACTTGCATATGAGAATTTACCAAAGTGGTTACAACAAGGTGTTATAAACTGGAACAAAGGTAATATTGAATTAGAAAATAAATCAACCATTGTTGCAGCTGCCACATCATCAAGTGCTATTCGAGGTGGTTCATTTAATATTATATTCTTAGACGAGTTTGCTTTCGTACCTGCTAACATAGCTGAAATGTTTTTTAGTTCAGTTTATCCTACAATCTCCTCTGGTAAAAAAACAAAAATGATAATTGTATCTACACCACACGGTATGAATATGTACTACAAGTTGTGGATAGACGCAATCAATAAACAAAATGATTATGTGCCTATCGAAGTACATTGGTCAGAGGTACCTGGCCGAGATGAAAAGTGGAAAGAAACCACTATAAGAAACACAAGTGAAGAACAATTCCAACAAGAGTTTGAATGTGAGTTTTTAGGTTCTGTAGATACTTTAATCTCACCTGCTAAAATTAAAACAACAGCACACATACCACCTATTGAAAGTAAAAATGGTTTACAAATGTTTGAGAAACCTGATAAAGGAAAATTATATGCTTGTACCGTTGACGTAGCTAGAGGTACAAATAGAGATTATTCAGCATTTGTAGTTTTTGATATTACACAAATACCATATAGGGTTGTTGCAACATATAAAAATAATGAAATAAAACCTCATGTTTTTCCAAGTGTTATTCAACAAGTATGTAAAGGTTATAACTCAGCACACTTACTTTGTGAAGTAAATGATTTAGGTCAACAAGTTGCAGATATTTTACACATGGAATTAGAATATGAAAATGTTTTAATGACAACTCAAAAGGGACGTGCAGGTCAAATATTAGGTGCTATGTTTAGTGGTAGAGGTACATCATTAGGTGTTCGTATGACTAAACAAGTTAAATCAGTCGGCTGTCAGAATGTAAAAACATTAATTGAATCTGATAAAATGGTTATTAATGATTTTCAATTAATTGAAGAGATGTCAACTTTTTCTAGGAGAGGTAGTAGTTGGATGGCTGAAGAAGGTACAAATGATGACTTGATGATGTGTTTAGTTATATTTGGTTGGTTATCTAATCAACAATACTTCAAAGATTTATCTAACTCTAATATTAGAAATCAATTATATGAAGAACAAGCAGCTCTAATAGAACAAGATATGGCACCATTTGGTTTTGTTGACGATGGTATTAATAATGATGAGATGACAAAAGAAACTGTTGATGAATACGGAACAGTTTGGCATCCTGTTGTGAGAAAAGGATTATAATGAAGATTACAGTATTAGGTAGAGGTAACGCAGGTTGTTTAACAGCATTACATTATGCTTACTATACAAAGATTAATAATGAAAATGTAGAAGTTGAATTAATACATGATAGTAAAAAACCTACATTGGTTGTAGGTCAGGCTACAATACCTCATTTGCCTCATTTTTTATGGGAAGCATTAGGTTCAAACTTATATAATAATCAAAATGATTTAAAGGCAACTTTAAAAGCAGGCACATTGTTTGAAGGTTGGGGAAAATATAATGACAAACTATTTCATGGTTTTCCCTTAGGCACATATGCTTTACATTACGATACGAAACAAGTACAAGACTATATTATTAATAATAGTAAGGGTTTGTTTGATGTCAAAGTAAAAGATGAAAATGTTATTAACTATGATAATATAGATTCTGATTACATATTTGATTGTAGAGGTTGGCCTACGGATAAAACTAATTACGATACTTTAATGAATCCTTTAAATGCTGTTATATGTTCTAATATTAATAAAGTTGAAGATGAAACAATGTGGACTAGAGCGTGTGCTACACCTGATGGTTGGGCATTTTATATACCTTTACACGATCAAGTATCTTTAGGTTATATGTACAACTCTAATATAACTACAAGAGAACAAGCTGAAAAAAACTTTAAAGATCAATTTAATATAGATAGTGTAAGAGAAAGTTTTCCTTTTCATCAATATATTTGCAAAACACCTATTATAGATGATAGAGTTATTATGCAAGGTAATAAGTTGTTCTTTTTAGAACCATTAGAATCTACCTCTGTGGCTACTTATGACGCATGGAATAGAATGACATATGATTGGATTATTAATAAAAATTTTACATCTCAACAAACGACAGAAAAGGTGCGATCATATATTAATGATGTACAAAACTTTATACTCTATCACTATGCTTTTGGTTCTAAATTTGATACTCCATTTTGGAATTATGCAAAAGAGATGGCAGATAAACTAGACGACAAAAATTTTGATAACATACTAAATTATAGTATAAATGAAGACGAATTGACAATAAGAAACTTAGGATTAAGAGATAATGATAAACAATATGCACAATGGAAACCATGGAACATAAAAGTGTGGCACGATGGTATGACCAAAAAACTCTAGTTTTAATGTATTATAAATATCACTAGATGAATGTTTTAAATATGGGCGTAAGAAAACTTACGATTTTTGACAAATTAGCTAATTAAAGGAGATAAACCTATGGCATTTCAAGTATCACCAGGTGTTCTCGTACAAGAAAAAGACGTAACAAGAATAATACCTGCTGTGTCAACTTCTATTGGTGCTGTCGCTGGACAGTTTAACCAAGGACCAGTTGATGAAGTAGTTACTATTTCGAGTGAACAAGAATTAGTAAGCACGTTCGGAAAACCAGATTCAGTTAACTTTGAATACTTTTTTTCAGCTGCAAACTTTTTACAATACTCAAACGCTCTTAGAGTAGTACGAGCACAGAATACTGGAGTTGTAAACGCAACTACAGGTGGAACTGGTATTTTAATTAAGAACACAGACGACTACACAAATAACTATGCGTCAGGTACAAATAGTGCAGGAAACTTCGCTGCTCGTACTGGTGGTGCATGGGGAAACAATCTATTAATATCAACTTGTCCGAGTGCGACAGCATACTCACAAGAACTAGCAGTAGGAAACTCAGTAGCATCAGCCGGTGCAGTCGGAGATACAACTGTTACTGTAGATGATGTTGACTTAGCAAATAACGTAATCAATGTTGGTGATGTTATTCAATTTAGTACAACAGCTGCTACAACAGACTTTGATGATGGTGAACTTTACAGAGTAACTGCTTTAAATACAGGTACAAACGTAATTACAATTGTTCAACATCCAAGAGGTACTGGCGGTTTAAAAAGAGTTGTTGCCGATAACGCAAGAATCAAAAGACGTTGGAGATATTTTGACGCTGTTGATGGTGCGCCAGGAACATCGACTTATGCTTCTACAAGAAGCGGTAGTAACGATGAAATGCACATTGTCGTTGTTGACGAAGACGGTGGAATTACAGGTGTACCTGGAGAAATTTTAGAAACTTACTCAAAAGTATCTAAAGCTTCAGACGCTAAAACTCCACAAGGTGATGACAACTATTACCCTAACGTAATATACAATAAATCAAACTACATCTACTGGATGGATCACAATTCAGCTGGTACTAACTGGGGAACAGCAGCTGCTGGATTAACTTTCACAGACGTTAAAACTCCTACGTTAGAATCACCAACTGCTGGTGCAAACGGTTCAGCTGTAACTAACGGTCAAATGAAATCTGCTTTTGAAAAATTTGCAGACGCAGAAACTATTGACGTTGGTTTGATTATTGCTACAAAGGGTGACTCAACTCACTTAGACAACTTAATTACTATTGCAGAAAACAGAAAAGACGCTGTTGTATTCTGTTCTCCAGAGAGAGCAGATGTAGTTAATGTTACAAACTCTAATACACAAACAAATAATGTAGTTGCATTTTTTGACACAATCAGATCATCATCATATGCTGTATTTGATAGTGGTTACAAATATATGTACGACAGATACAATGATGTGTATAGATATGTACCATTAAACGGCGATACTGCTGGATTAGCTGCAAGAACTGATCTAGTTGCAGACTCATGGTTCTCACCTGCTGGATTTAACAGAGGTGTTATCAGAGGCGCTGTGAAACTTGCATACAATCCTACAAAAACACAAAGAGATGATTTATATCAAGCAAGAGTAAATCCTGTGGCAACATTCCCAGGACAAGGTACTGTATTGTTTGGAGATAAAACTGCTCTTTCAAGTCCAAGTGCTTTTGATAGAATCAATGTAAGAAGACTTTTTATTACTTTACAGAAAGCAATATCAACTGCTTCTAAATTTCAATTGTTTGAGTTCAACGATGAATTCACAAGAGCAAACTTTAGAAACATTGTAGAACCTTTCCTAAGAGAAGTACAAGGTCGAAGAGGTATTACAGACTTTTTAGTAGTTTGTGATGAAACTAACAATACAGGTGATGTTATTGATAGAAATGAATTTATTGCAGAAATCTTTGTGAAACCTGCAAGAAGTATCAACTTTATCACATTATCATTTGTAGCAACAAGAACCGGCGTCAGTTTTGACGAAGTAGCGGGTTAATAAAGGAGAAATACTATGCCGAATATTAACGATTTTAAAGCTAAACTTGCTGGCGGTGGCTCAAGAGCCAATCAGTTTAAGGTAACAATGCCTTTTCCTGGTTACTCGCAAGTTGGTGGTGAAATAGAAGACTTAGCATTTTTATGCAGAGCTACATCTATTCCTGCTATGACAATTGCTAACGTAAACGTACCTTTCAGAGGTAGACAGATCAAAATAGCAGGTGATAGAACATTTGCTGATTGGTCAGTTACAGTTATCAATGATACAAATTTCAAATTAAGAAACGCATTTGAAAGATGGCAGAATGGTATTAACAATATGTCAGACAATGAGGGATTAACTAATCCAGTTGATTACCAAGTTGACGCATTTGTTGACCATTTAGACAGGAACGGAAATACTACTAAGAGTTATACTCTTAGAGGTCTGTTTCCAATAGACATAGCTGCGATTGAATTGAGTTATGACCAAGCGGACACTATTGAAGAATTTGGTGTTTCGTTTAGTTATCAATACTTTGAAGCAACAACTACTACCTAAAAAGTAGTATAAGTATATACAGAGGTAATTAAATTATGGCTGAATTATTTGGATTTTCTATAACTAGGGCTAAGAAACAAGCCGATCCAAAACAAAGCTTTACTACAACCCAAGCGGATGACGGTACACAAACCGTCGCCGCTGGGGGTTATTTTGGTTCGTACCTGGACATGGAGGGTACGGCTAAGAGTGAAGCGGATCTTATAAGAAGATATAGAGAAATAGCATTACACCCCGAGTGCGACATGGCAATCGAAGATATTGTCAATGAAGCAGTTGTGGCTAATGAATTAAAAGAAGCTGTTAAGGTAAATGTTGATAACTTACCTTACGGTGATGAAGTACGAAGAAAAGTAGAAGACGAATTCCAAGAAGTATTAAATTTAATGAATTTTAATACTAAAGGGCACGATATCTTTAGAAGATGGTACGTTGATGGTAGAATATACTATCAAAAAATTATTGACAGAAATTCTCCTAAAAAAGGAATTACAGAATTAAAATATATCGACCCTCGTAAAATCAAAAAGATTAGAGAAGTAAGAAAGAAAAGACCTGAAGGTGCAGGTCCTAATATGCTTGCTGTAGTAGATGAGTTTGTTGAATATTATATGTTCAATGAAAAAGGCGTTGCTGGTCAAACATCAGGATCAGGAATTAAAATAGCACCAGACACAATAGCATTTTGTCCTTCTGGTTTAATAGATCAAAACAAAAATATAGTTTTATCATATTTACATAAGGCAATTAAACCTGTAAATCAATTAAGAATGATTGAAGACGCAGCTGTTATTTACAGAATTGCAAGAGCGCCTGAGAGAAGAATATTTAAAATAGATGTAGGTAATTTACCAAAAGTAAAAGCTGAACAATACCTAAGAGATGTTATGGCAAGATATAGAAACAAACTTGTCTATGACGCAGCTACAGGTGAGATCAGAGATGACAGAAACTATAT